GACAGGGATAAAGTCTCCACCTACAGCGTCTGTGCCTGTAGATAATGCAGTAAGAGCCGCTTTAACATTTGTTACGTCTGTTACATCTGCTGATGTTTCAATGCCATCTAGTTTAGTTTTAAGAGTGGTAGTAAAGTTCTTCTGTGTAAGACCTCCATCACCTACTGTATAAGTAGTGTCTGTAAACACGGCACCAGAAGGGACGTTTGTTAGAACTTGTGAATCATCTACTTTACCTGCCAAAGAATTTGTCATAGTTGTAGAAAAGTTTGCGTCGTCACCTAAAGCTGCAGCTAATTCATTTAGTGTGTTTAAGGCGGCAGGAGAAGAATCTACAAGGTTAGAAACTGCTGTATCTGCATAAGTTGTATAATAGGAACCGTGTTGACCATCTAAAGTGTCAGCGTCTACATTTAATGCGTCTATATCGGATTTGGTTTGGTCAGCAGTTGCGCCTGTCTCAATGCCGTCTAATTTAGAATGATCTGCATCTGTAAAGTTATTCTGAGAAAGCTCACCATCTTGTATCGAATACGTTGTATCAGTAAATACAGCATTAGCAGGAACATCTGTAAGAACTTGACTGTCCTCTACTTTATCCGATACTTTGTTGTCTACTTCAGTTTTATTATAACCGTCTACTTGGGTAACACCACCATTACCACCAATATAACCGCCCATTATGTTTGCTCCAATACACTCACAATAACATCGCACGAAGAAGCTGTATCACTTGTTACAATTACAGTATCAGCTGCTTCTAATATAATTTTACCATCTAGTACGGATAGAGCAGAACCTGATGGTATTGGTATTCCTTTAGCTAAGTAAACACCTGCAGTCTGCACATCTACATTAATAGCACCTGTTGTTTTATTTGCTAGGTTACAACCAATCATAACAGATGTAGTTGCACTTGGTACTGTGTATGTAGTAGTAGCGCTTGTACCAACATCTGCGCTTGTGTAGTTCTTAAATACGTTTGCCATTGTTTATATCACCCCAATGCTATGCTTAATGCTAATGCACTTGCTTCTGCAGTAGCTAATATGGTGGCTTTGTCATCGCCTTGTAATGTTGCAGCATCTAGAGAACCTAAGTTTGATACAAAAGATGATGTTACCCTTGCGTCTATTGCTGAGTTTGCTCTTGCTGTAGTATAATATAAGTTTGTACCCTCTGACAAGTCTGAAGTTGACTTAGCAGTAAAGGCTGAGTTAAATCTCGCCTGTGTGTAATAGAGGTTTGTACCCTCAGATAGATTAGTCGTACTCTTAGCACTAAAAGCTGTATTGAACCTAGCATCTGTGTAGTACAAGTTAGTACCCTCAGAGAGATCACTGCTACTCTTAGCTGTAAATGCAGAGTTAAACCTGGCTTGAGTATAGTATAGGTTAGAACCCTCAGCTAAATCACCAGTGTCATGATTGCTTATAGATGAAACTGTTCCAGTGACGTTACCTATAAGATTAGTCGCTAAAGACTTGTTCATCGCCCATCTGTCATTAGATGAGTCATACGTAAATGTAGCGTTAGCACCGTCTACTGTAAGCCCAGCCCCATTGGCTGCACCTGCATTAGATGCACCCTCAGCTACTGTAATGTTTAGATCTGCTACAGATAGGTTAGAAGAGTTTACTGTTGTAGTTGTACCGTCTACCTGTAAGTTACCTGCAACTATAAGTGTACCAGTAGCATCACCATGTGCGGCAGGGTCTATCGTAAATGATGCAGGACCTCTGATGTAACCTGTTGTAACTATATTGCCTGTACTTAGTGCATCATTAGCGTCTAAGTAAACAGCCTTGTCTGCAGGGAGTGTAATGAACACATCCTTAGTACCTGCAGAAAAACTAACAGCACTATCGCTGTTGCTACTCTCTAGTATAGTTGTTCTTGTAAGTACACCTGAATTGTATGTACCTAATCCTACTTCCCATTCGTCTGCATCACGATTAGAAATAGCGTAGTATGTAGTATCACTGTTGGCAAGGGCAGAGCTAAAAGACTCAAAGCCTGTAACAGCGCCACCCAACGTAACAGCACCAGTGCCAGTAGTTGTAGCGGTTTCTTTTACTCTATCCTTGACAACGAGAGCCATAATATTGCTCCTTAAGCGATACGAATGATTGCGTTAGATGCGTCTGCTGTTGGGAACTGAACAACATAGTCACCATTTGTTGATGTCTTAGTTCCACCAAAGTCAATAACTGCTATAGCTTTATTGCCTTGTGATGTGTTGTAGATTATACAACCGTCTGCAGATATAGTAGCAGAAGACCAAGTAGTGTCATTAAAGTCAACAGTTGCAGTTGAGCCTGATAGTGCAATAGTTGCACCTGCTAGTGTGTTTCCACCTGTAGTATAATTAGTACCAGTAGCCTCATCTGAGTTACCTGTTACTGTACTATAATTAGCTGTAGATGCATTATAAGTTCCTGATGGAGAGTTCTTAATAAGTGCTATCTTTAGTGTGTCTGTATCTAGATCGTGAACACCACCAAGTAACTCTTGCTTGAAGCTGTTGCACATCGCCGTTGTAATAGCCATTGGTTATGTCCTTTATATTTATGAATGCACAAAAGGGCCAGCATAAAAGCCAGCCCCTAAGTTAATTGTTATATTAAGCAGCGTTAAACTTAGCTGTTACAATCGCTTCTGGGCGTAGGATCTTGCGGCCATATAAGTGCATCCCACGGCAGATGTCCGCAAAGCTATCTGGGTCACGGTATGTTTCCACTTTTGATAACTGTTCTGCAGTTGCTACTGCTGAGTCGTGTCCAGCTACGATAACACCATAGTTAGCGTTTTGGTTAGCTGAGCCAGATGTTCCTGCGCCTGTTCCTACTGCTGGTAAGTTGTTTGACTGATAAACACGGAAGCCGTGAATGTTTGCAGCCAATAAACCGTTCTGTAGTCCTGCACCACCGAAGTCTGCATTTAACAAGCGAGAATCTTCGTCTTTTAGCATCTCGATGAACACTGGGTCAAGTACTATCCATCTACCTCTAGTATCAACATTTGCTACATCCATTGTACGAGACATACGTGCTAGTACTTGTAATGGTGTTGCAGTTGATGTAGACATAGCAGTTGCACCTGTTAAACGTGGTGCTAATGGGATCGAGTGATCACCTGCAGATGTAGTTGTGATGTTACCGAAGTCACCCTTTTTCAACTTGTTTGCAGCTAATAGTTCGTCTGATCCTGCAGCAGCATCTGCTTTAGTACCATTTACCGTTGTGTTTACAGCGTTTGCAGTTGTGTAACCTGACAAGTACTTAAGAACATCATTGTCCATTGAGTCAGCCATTTTGTATGCTGCACGGTCTGTAGATAGACGCATGAAGTCTACGTGTGAATGAGCTTCTTCAATGTCATCCAATTTGAATGCAAAGTAGTTTGCTTTGTCGATAGTTAGTTTGAAATCAGCGTCAACTAAATCTTGTGTTGATACTGCAGTACCACGAGCTAAAGAATTAACAGTGATATCTGGTTCTTTAAGAATGCGCACTGAGTCGCCTTGTCCAGAAATCTCACCAAAATAGTCAGAGTTTGTGATTGCAGAAACAACAGCAGATTTTCTAAATGCTAACTGTGCTTGTTTTGAAAAGATCTCAGATGAGAAGTTTCCGTTGTTCAGGTTGGTGTAACCTGATGCCTTTGTAAATGCCATAATAATTTCTCCTATAGATATGACAGTTGGGGGAAGTAAAACATCATATCCACACAAGAGGCCAATACTTTTCTAGAGTATCTCTATTGCTAGATTTGCGGTCAAGCAGTAAAGGGTCTATACTTTATCGGGTAGTTCTATTAGTGGTTAGTGCTTAAAGTTAAAGCATGTGCAGGTAGTTGATACCTAGCACTGCACATACTATAGTTTTATCTATTAATGCCTTAGTGTCAAGTGTTTATTAGGACATATCGTAGATAAACTTACCAGAGCGCATTGCACTCATGATTTCGTCTTGACGTTCCTCATATTCTTTGAGGGACATCTTGTTAATCATTGACTCGCTTAACATCTTGCTAGACTCTTCTGCGTCTACAACAGTACGTCCACGAGCTTTGACTGAAGATGCTGCGCCTTTGTCTGCGCTGGGCTTCTTAGTTTTTATACCCTTGTCTAGTTTATACATGTCTATAACACGGGCTACAGACTTAACGTCTTCAGAGTTTTCATACAAAGCATCCTGATAAACTTTAGGTTGAGTATCTACCCAAGCATGAAACTCATCGTCTGCTCTTATAGCTTCAAAGTCAGGATGTATTGCTACAAGTTGTGCTTCAGCTTTTTCTCTTTTAGCTGTAGAGCGTAACTCTTCAATCTCTTGTAGTCTCTGATCTAGTTCTAAAGCTCTTTCATTAGCTTTTTGTTCAGCTATTGCTTCAACTATACCTGCTACATCGGGATGCTTACTTGACCATGCGTCTATCTCTTCTTTAGACTTTGGTAATACAAGCTCATTCTTTGCTGCTTTTTCTAGTTGCTCTTCCAAGCGTTTTATCTGTGCTGCTTGCTTCTTCTCTGTTTCAGCCATGTGTCTTTGTATATCACCATAGCGTTTCTTGAAGCTCTTCTCTTCAGCACTTAACTCTGCATCATCTTCCGATGCTTTGGTTTCCTCTTTGGCTTCTTCTTGTTTGGTATCACTTGCATCCGATACTTCGGTTGTCTCAGATCCTTCGCCATTGGGTTCTTCTTCAGGGGTTTCATCACTAGCCTCTTCAGCTACATCACCTTTCAGTAATGCTTCTAGCTCTGCTTCAGCTTCTTTGATTTTAGCCTCGTTACGCTTATGTGTATACGAGTGCATTGTCTCTTCAGTTAGTTGTGACATATTTAGTTCCTTATGTTGGGGTCAGCACAAGTGCCGAGTATCCTTATATTTATATGGTATTGTCGTTATTGTTTATTTCTTTTTAGGTTTACTTACTAATCCACCTTTAGAGAATCCACCGCCTCGTTGTGCTTTAGAAGCATAAGTCTCTTTTTTGTCTTCAGTAGTACGTGCAGAAGATAATTTAGTTCCCATATCTTTTTCTTTTTTAGCAACCTCTATACCTCGTCTCTTTTTAGATCTCTCTCTTAGTTTAGGAACATCTGGTTTATCTTGTTCATATCTACCTGTTTTAATAGGCTTACCATTTCCGTCTCTTACAATACTACCATTGCTAGTTGTGACAAAACCCTTACCTGCTGATCCTTCAGGATCTCTTGGAGGTCTAGCAGATTCAAAGTCTTTTCTTGCACCCTTAATAGACTCCATAAAGCCTGGGCCTTGTACACCAAACTTACCATCCATACCTAATAGATCATCTATGTAAGACCCTTTACCTATACGGCTTGTATCTACAACTTGACCATCAGGACCTGTAATAATAGTATTACCCATTGCATCTTTTTCTATTTTAGTACCGTCTGCTGCAGTTGGATCATTTTTAACATCTAAGAAATTATTCTTCACACCTAACCACTGTTCTCTATTCTGTAGTTCAGGATCTTCTAAGCGTTTATCAATAGATTTAATTATTTGATTTTTTTGATGACCTAACATTAACTTACCTACTAGACCAAAAGGCCCCATCATCATAAGCATACCTTTACCTAGTGGGTTATCATACTGTTTAGCTGTTTCTTCAAACTTAGAAATATCTGCAGTATCCCAATCAATAGCTTCAGGTACAGCCCTAACATCTGTTCTATCATCATTATCTCTTCTAGGAGTTTCTTGAACTTGTTCTGCTACTTCTTCTGCAGCAGTTCCTTTAAGAGAATACCCTTCTGGGATTGGAGTAAGAGGTTTACCATTCATAAACTGTATGTACATAATGCTACCACTAGAGTCTACATACTCTCTTATCTCAAAACCTCCACCTGTAGGGCTACTATAAGGATTAAGTACTTCACCACCCTCAGCATAGCCTGACATATAACCACCCTTGTTCATCATAGGCTGTCCATCATCTACCATCTGTAGTTCTGAAACATCAAAAGGCAGGGCTTCTTCTTCTACAGGCTCACCACCTATACGTCCGTTACTTTGCATATTTGCGAAACCAAGCTTAGCTTCATTCCGCAAGTCTTCAAAAAACTTAACACCATAATACTTAACAACATCTGCTGGAACAACGTACTCTCCTTCACTTAGTTTAGCATCTATATCGTCTCTAACCTCTTCTGGTTCTGAACCTAGAGGTACTTCATTGCCTGATACAGGATCTATCTCTTGACCCCGTACAGATTTAAATACTGCTTCTGTTTCATCATTTAGTGCCATTAATACGATCCCTCATGTATTTCAGTTGTCTAAGTGTACGTATAGCACCCTGATGTCTGTAGATCTCTGCAGTGTCAGATATGCTTTCCATACTTTTATGTTCTTTAGCTATGAGAGCATCCATCTCTTCTAAGAATGCATCCCATGCAGGTTTATCATTTATTAGTGTCTTAAGCGACATTACTACTAAAGCCTTGTTCTCCTGGAACTGGTGCTGTTCCTATGCCTATTTGTCCACCTCCGCCACCAGACGTGTCCTGTACGCCTCCCTGTGGGGCGCTAGGAGCTTGTTGAGCGCCTTCGGGGGCTGGTACACCTTCTGGAGCTACAGGCGGTGGTGCAGGCTGTTGGAAGCCTTTGAGGATCTCTGCTTGTATTGCTGCATCCTGCATAGAGTTAGTTACCTTATCTGGGTCAAGATCCATAGACTTAGCAATCTCACGTATAATGAAGTCCATCTTAGCAAAAGGTGCTAATACAGGATTCTGTGCTACTTGTAAGAACTGCATTAAGCGCTGGGATCTTACTTCGTTAGCCATTAGACTCTCTGTACCTGATGCTCTTACTTCTAAGTCACCTCTTATAGACTCGTCAAAGTCAAACTGCATATTAAAAGCAAAGAATGCTCTACCCAGAGGTCTTACAAGATAGTCATCTACATTTTTAACTACTGTACGTATTGAACCATTAGCAGCGCCCATAAGCATAGATATACCACTTGCAGTACGCCCAACGCCTGATACTCCTGTTTGACCATGTGCAAAACTTGGGAAACCAGTACTTTCATCTGCTAAAACTCTAGCCTTATCAAATAGTTGGATGTTTTCTTGTGCTACATTCGGGAACTTTGT